GGGACTCTTATACGTAGCTCACTGTGGGTCGGGTTGGTATCCGACTTGCTTTGAGACTTACCCTACGTATAAGGCGCTAGCAGGTTCGGAATGAACCTGAGCGGCTCCTATGGCTGGCCCTATGCATGAGTGCATAGGGCTGCCATGGAGCGGGACTTACCATTCCGTTCTGTATCCGGGAAACCGGATTCATGGCCTTCGGGCCCATAAAGGGCACGGAGGTTTGCCATGCGTAATGTTGTGTTAGACCAGCCGTTCGTTGTGTCGAAGTATATGACACTGGCTGTTCCTGGTTCTGTTGTTACTCGGACGACTCAATGTAGGACAAAACAGTCCCACAGAGATGATGTAGAGAAGACAGTTCCCCGAGACGATGGTTTTAGACCACCAACGTCTTACTATGCTTTCTTCGGAAAGCTAGTTCCGGGAGTTTACGATTATACCTATAACAACGGCCTTCGCCGTTCGTGGGGTACTTCGTCAACCAACCAGGCTAACGTATTTGGATATGGCACCACCAATGTGGTACCCCGGACTCCTGTCGTTAGTACTAACATGCGAAATCAGGCCAAGACGGAAGCTCTGCTCAAAGTTAAGAGCGGTAACTTCAATCTTGCTGTATCTCTTGCTGAAAGCCGACAAACGGTCAGTCTCGTCGCGATGACGATGCTAAACCTGCTGAAGGCCTACCGCTATGTTAAGCGGTTTAAGTACAGAGAAGCGCTTAATGTGCTTAAGATAAACCCCCGGCGCTTTGGAAACAACGCGTGGAGGTGGCTCAAAAAGCTCAGGCCAGCGGACTTTTGGCTCCAAATACAGTTTGGGTGGAAACCTCTCATTGCCGACTTGTATGGCATGATTGATTCTTTCCTCACAGACTGGGACCGAAATCCGCCTCTCGTATCCGTGAAACGAACTTTGACTTACGACTACGGGGTACCTGCTACTTTGCAGGCGCTCAATAGTTGGGAGTTCAAGGGAGCCGTTGTCAACGGGGTTCAGGTAAAACTGTTCTTCAGAGTCGACGATCCTTTCTTGTACAAGTTGAACAGCTTGGGGCTCCTTAACCCCTATGAGCTGATTTGGGAGAAAATCCCATTTTCGTTTGTTGTCGATTGGTTGATTCCAGTCGGCAATTTTCTCTCTGCATTGACCTCGTTCATCGGCGTAGAATATCATGCCGGTTATGAGACCCTGTTCTCGAACGCTAAGTTCGAGGCACGTTACTGCAGTCTTGGTGCTTTTGACAAAGGTATCAAGGAGACACTTACTGTAGAGCATAAATGCATGCAAAGGAACATGCTAATTGCTTTTCCAAGCCCGAAGCCATACGTTAGCTTAGGGATGTCTTCAACCCAGGTCATTTCAGCTCTAGCGCTTCTCCAGTCAACGAGAGTGTTAACCTGAAGGACCCCATAACAGGAGTTAGGCATTATGCCTGCTTTCCAATCACTCACGGTCAATGACCGTGCTGGAACCCCGGTTGCCCACGCTTTCTTGCCTCGTGAAGAGGTGAAAGGCGTGTACAAGGTATCCGAGGCGGCTGCTATTACTGCAGGAGACAAGGCTTTTACTGTTTCCACAAGCAAACTTTCGACAAAGCGCAAAACGCGAGTCAAGTTTGTATTTCCGGTGGTTGTCACAGAGACGATCAACGGCGTCGCGGTTTCCTCAGTTTCGCGCTCCAACTATGTGGATGCCGTGTTTACGATGGACGATGCGTCAACTCTCCAGGAGCGAAATGACACGGTCGGCCTGTTCGCCAACGCCCTCGGCGCTGGTGTCGTGCTGATTCACAGTACCATTGTTGGAGGTGAAGGGATCTGGTAACAGACTCCTGAACCCATGCAAGGCATTGTGCTTTTCATTTCGGCGAATCTAGGGCTTATTCTGAGCCTTCTGTTAACCCTTTTATCCCTGGGCGAATGCCTAGAGATAGATGCGCCGAAAGCTCTTACTGTTTCTTATCCAAAGGAGAGAAGACAAAATGCGTCAACATCGGAAGGGCCGAAGGCCTACTCTGACGTTACCGGATCATATCTCAGCCTCATTTCGGAGGGAGCTAGAATCACTTGTCTTAGGACAGGTGCCGAAGGGTTCCTCTACTGATTTAGGGTTGAAAAAGGACAAGTTTTCCTATCTTGCCCAGCAGTGCTTCTCGAAGTATTGTGACAGCAAGACGGTTAGTCCTGATGTGAGACGCTCGGCCGCCATAGCTAAATGGTTGGCTACCGAAGAACGCAACCTAGATACCAACTTTCGCCTACTAGATTTGGCGGAAGTTGACTTCGGATGGACTACTGGGAAACTACTCAGGACGAAAATCCGTAAGATTATCCAGGATACGTTGGGTCCTAGACCGACTTTCAAGACTCTTGAGTTTTGGCAAGTTACGAACGGGGCTTCAACACGCGTTGGTCGTAGCGAAATCGCTGCGATGCAGAAACTTACCGGTATAGCACATGTGAGTAGTAGTGCCTTTCCGCACTGGGTTGAGATGACCAAATATACGGTTATGTCTAATCTGGAAGTAGAGGTACACGACTCATCGTCAATGTTTACAGTTCCAAAGTCGACAGATATTGATCGGGTGGCTTGTAAAGAGCCTGAGATCAATATGTTCCTCCAACGCTCGTGTGGAAAGTCCATTGCGAGAGCTCTTAGGCTGAAAGGCATCAAACTTGATGACCAATCGGTTAATCAAAAGCTGGCCGCTACCGCTGTGAAGCGAAAGTTGGCTACTATTGATTTGTCGTCCGCTTCTGACTCAATCTCTACGCAGCTCGTTTACGAGTTGCTGCCTATTGAATGGGTTTCGTTGCTTGACGATTTAAGAGTAAAGGAGGTGCTTATTGACGGACATTCGCATCGATTGCAGATGTTTTCGTCAATGGGTAACGGGTTCACATTTGAGCTAGAGAGTCTGCTTTTCTGGGCGATCACTCGCGCAGTTTGTTGGCTTTCAGGCATAAAAGGGCCTGTCTCCGTTTTTGGTGATGATATCATAGCACCAAACCAAGTTGTACCCCGTCTTAAGAGGGTATTCGATTTCTTGGGGTTCAAGCTGAACCTTTCGAAATCGTTCTGGTCTGGTCCCTTCCGGGAAAGCTGTGGGAAACATTACTACAACGGTGTCGATGTCTCTCCTTTCTTTGTAAGGAAGTCTGTTGACCATGTTTCAGAACTAATTCGTATTCTGAATCGTCTGTTGGAGTGGAATGGTAGAGGTTGGGGTTTCTTTCTTGACCCCGAGTTTGCCACATTTCACAGAAAATGGTCACTTCACGTTCCCCAGAAACTCTGGGGAGGTCAGGACATCGAGAGTATAGAATCTCTCGTTACTGGTCACCGACCAAGGTTTAGGCTTCTGATGAAGTCCGAGCCTGCAGTCTACCGTGATGAAGATGCGTACCTACTTTGGCATGTATCTAGACGGCATATGGGCGAAGTTGCCCTAGAGACGAAGCCATCCAGACAAACGGAATACGAAATTGTTCCGCAGACTGAATGGTTAGAACGTACCACTTGGACGCCTTACCTCATAATGAGGGAAGATGAACCGGGAGGAGCCTATCGCTTTTGAAGGCATAGGTCCACGCTAGTGG